TGTACTTATCTGCAGCCGCAGTCCCCCATTCAATCCGGCCCGTGGTTTCCGATCGGAAAGCCCACATGCCGCCAGCCACACGCGTCAGCCACATCACCACAGGCTTCGTGCCATAGCGGCTGCGAAATAATCCGTCACACGTCAGCTTCATCGTCATTACTCCCGCAGGTTATCAGCGCACCACAGCGCGCGTGTCGATCAGAATCCAGCCCACAGCGTACGAGTCACCCTTCACGCTGCTAGCCCGCGTCAATTCCAGCCCGTCGGCCACCAGGCCGGTGCGAAACCCCAGCTCTGCCCGCAGAGCCGCGCCAGGCTGCACGGACCACAGCGCGCGGCCGTCGGCATGCTGCACCAGCAGCGCGGAGCGCTTAGCCCGCAATAGCGCCCGCAGGGCGCGGGTAGCTTCCAATGTCGTCATCGTTATATCTCCCCAAGGTCACCAGTCAGACATCACGCCCAGGCAGATCACGCCCACGAGCACGCCCAGGCATCCGATCAACATTGCGAACTCAACTGCGATCATCGTCTTCCCCTTCATCGGCTGCACCGTGCAGCCAGTGAATGCAGTGTCGCGTGGAATCCTGACGTGAAACTTACAAATCCGGGCATCCTGCGCGCATTTCATCTTGCCCCGCGACTACCCCAAGGACTGCCCCAGCACACTGCCCCACGCCCCCTCAGGACTGCCCCACGCCCCCTCAGGGAATCAAAACGCCCCGCCTCAGCGCCCCAAGGCACCCGCGCAACCCCTTGCGCGTTCCCCGTGGGGTAGTGCTTGGGGTAGTGCTTGGGGTATGCCGATGATGCCCATTTCCCCTATGGCGCCCCCTATGGGGTATAGGTGTCTGACTATGGTGGGAAAAGTGGTGGAATTTGACATAACGTATAAGGGTGTAAAGGTATAGGAAAAAGGACTACCCTAGAGGGGTCGTCATCTTTGGAACGGTGTTTCGCTAAGATAGAACGCTGCTGAAGATCCCTATGGGGCATACCCCAAGCGCGCCTGACGCAAACACCTTGCGCCCCCCACGGGGCACTGCCCCTGCGCACTCAGCGCGAAAGTGCTCAGCACCCCGATCGACCCCACCAGACCCTGCAGACCCTGCGCTGACGCGCTGCCGGCAGGACCAGGGCGGGCCCGGGGATACGGTACGGGATAGGGTATGCGATACCGGAGGGGGTATGGGTGGCGGGTGAGAGCCCCCGCCCCCGGAGGCCCCCCGGTAGGGTCCGAGAGACGGGGCGAAAGGTCAGGGACCCCCCGCACAAAATTTTTTCCCAGCGACGCTCTGCCCTCTCCCCGCACAAATTTTTTGCATTCAAAAAAATCGCATATCATCGCGGCATGTTCCGCGACCTACCCATCCGCGCCCGAGAGCTAAAAGCCACCCCAGCGGTGCTGGAGCGCATTTACGAAGGTGCCAGGCTAGGCCTGAAGGGTGAATCGCTGGCGCTGGCTGCGGGCTTGCTGCCGGAGGAGTTTGCGCGGCTGAAGCTGATGGATCGCACGGCGGAGATTGCCGAGATGAAGGGCCGCGCCGACAGTGAAATGTCGATGTCCCGCGTGGTGTTTGAGGCCGCAGAGAATGGTGACGCAAAGGCGGCGTTGGAGTTTCTGAGGCACCGGCACGAATGGGTCGCGAAGCAGCAGGTGCAGGTGGATGTGAGCCAGCAGATATCGATCACTGCGGCTCTGGAGCAGGCGCAGAAACGCGTGCAGGCGATCGAAGATGCGGTGATCGTGGAGCCGCGTGCGCTGCCGCTGGCTGAGCCGCTGGCGCGGGAATCACTGGGGGCTGAGGTGTAATTACGCGCCGATATAGGCCGTGCAAACCATAAAAGATTGAGAAATGAAATCGCATGCAAGAAACGCCAATCTTCAGTGCTGCTGGAGATCGTGGGAGGTTGTAAAAAATACAACTTTAAGACTAAATTTGCCTAAATACAACATTCCAGACATGAGCGGCACAATACAAATTGCTGAAGTATTGATGCCTGATGTTTGTGAAATTAGGGTGTATTGCGCATCAGTGTTAGACAGTTGGTACATAAAAGAAAACGAAGAATGGAAGGCTTACCAGCCGTAATACTGACATGCAGACCCCGAAATACACCCCGCAGGAAGAGCAGAATCTCATGGCTCGCATGTGGAGCGCCAAGCTCCGCGACGACCCTGAAGCGTGGGTGATGTTTTCGCTGCCGTGGGGTGAGCGCGGCACGCCGCTGGAAAAGCGCACCGGCCCGCGACGCTGGCAGCGGGAGATTCTGCGGAAGATCCGGGATCACATCGCGGCGAACGGGTCGCGGGATATGTACGAGGTGATGCGCCTGGCGGTGGCCTCGGGGCGGGGGATCGGGAAGTCGGCGCTGGTCAGTTGGCTGGTGCTCTGGATGCTGTCGACGCGGATTGGCAGCAGCGTGATCGTCTCAGCGAACAGCGAGGCGCAGCTTAGAAGCGTGACCTGGGCCGAGATCACGAAGTGGCTGGCGATGATCATGCACTCGCACTGGTTCGAGATCAGCGCCACGCGCATCGTGCCGGCGAAGTGGCTCACCGAATTGGTGGAGCGCGACCTGAAAAAGGGCACGCGGTACTGGGGCGCGGAGGGTAAGCTCTGGAGCGATGAAAACCCGGACGCTTACGCTGGCGCGCACAACGACGACGGCATGATGGTGGTGTTTGACGAGGCCAGCGGTATCCCGGATTCGATTTGGTCAGTGGCTGCGGGCTTTTTCACGGAGAACACGCCGCACAGGTTCTGGTGCGCGTTCAGTAACCCACGGCGGAACTCGGGGTATTTTTTCGAGTGTTTCAATGCCAAGCGGGATTTCTGGGAAACGCTGAATATTGACGCCAGAACGGTCGAGGACACCGATAAAGGCGTGTACGAGCAGATCATTGCGGAGTACGGCGACGATTCGCCGCAGGCAATGGTCGAGGTGTACGGCGAGTTTCCGGGGGCAGACGAGTACCAGTTCATCCCGATGCGGCTGGTGGACGAGGCGATGACCCGTCCGGCCGAGCGCGACCCCGAGGCGCCGGTGGTGCTGGGGGTGGACCCGGCGCGGTTCGGGACGGATTCGACGATTATTGTGGCCAGGCGCGGGCGCGAACTGCTGGAGATCCGGCGGTTCCGGGGCGATGACACGATGACCGTGGTGGGGCACGTGATCGAGGCGATCGAGGACCACCGGCCCACGCTGGTGGTGGTGGACGAAGGCGGGCTCGGTGCGGGCGTGCTGGATCGGCTGACGGAGCAGCGCTATAAGATGGTGCGCGGGGTGAATTTCGGCTGGAAGGCCAAGAACCCGGTGATGTACCAGAACAAGCGGGCAGAACTCTGGGGCGGGATGCGGCAGTGGCTGAAAACTGCGTCGCTGAAGCCGGATCGCGTGCTGAAGAAGGATCTCACAGGCCCGAGGACGCGGCCTGACTCGTCTGGAGCGATTGCGCTGGAGACGAAGGAGCAGATGAAAAAGCGCGGCCTGGCCAGCCCGGACGCTGCGGACGCACTGGCTTGCACGTTCGCGTTTCCGGTATATCATCGGGAGTACAATGCCAGAGCGCAGACGCGCACGGTGTCGTCGTACGGCGGCGCAATGCAGTCTGCCGGGTGGATGGCTCACTGAAAGGCCGGTTGTGGCGAAGAAGTCCGTATCCCTGAGCGTAGGCCGCGGCGAGAAATTGCCCGCGAGCCGTGGCGCTGGGCTGACGGAAAAGGGTCGCCAGAAGTACAACCGCGAAACCGGGTCGAATCTGAAGGCGCCGGCACCGAACCCGAAGACGCAGGCCGATAAGGGCCGCAAGGCGTCGTTCTGTGCCCGGATGGGCGGCGTGGCCGCGAAAGCCAAGGACGGCGAGCGGGCGAAAGCCGCTCTGAAACGCTGGAAGTGCTGATCATGCCGCAGAAAAAACCCGGCGACCCCGGCCTGTATGCTGCAATCCACGCAAAACGCGAGCGCATTGCAGCCGGCAGCGGCGAGAAGATGCGCAAACCTGGGGCCAAAGGCGCGCCCACGGCGAAAGCGTTTCGCGAGTCTGCGAAGACTGCCAAGAAAGGCAAGTAATGGCTGACAATGCGTTGGCGGCAAAAATTCAAGGCGTAAAAAACGCTTTGATACCTGTCAACGTGCGTCAGTATGTTAGCCATTTGACCGGCAATCGTTCGCCTATTACCGAGGCGCAATTCACGCCAGAAGATTTGGATGCAATACGCTACGCAATCGCCAAACAGGGCGGCGGCGCAAGTGGCTTGATTGGTTACGGCGACTATGGGCCTCAAGGATGGTCAACTTTTGGCGACCCCAAAGAAGGTCCGCTGGATATGCTGTACAAAAGCTATACTGACCCGGCGTACCGCATGGAAACCACATTGGGCGGCGCTTCGTACAGGCGCCTGCCAGACGGGTCGTACGTCGTTGAAGACCGTTACAATTTCAATGCTCCGTCGCGTCAACGAGTAATAAACGCGTTGCGTGAGCAAGGATTGCTTTCTTTGGCAAGTGATGCGTACAAAAAAAGCGGTTTAGCCGGCGTGCTTAACTTGCTTGGAAATGTTTACGGTCAAACCGAAGACGAACCTGGAACGCCAGTTTCGATTCGGGTACCATTAGCCACAAAGAGGTAACCATGCCGCTGGTGAAATCTGCGTCGAAAGAGGCGTTTCGCAAGAACGTGAAGACGGAAATGGCGCACGGCAAGCCGCAGAAACAGGCCGTGGCCATCGCGTATTCCACGAAGCGCGAGGCTCAAAAGCCCGCGAAAAAGAAGTAACGCAGCATGGCAACCGATAACGGCGTCGTCGGGGCGCGCAAGATAGCCAACGGCGGCACGGACCGC